TGGCTCGTCGCAAACGGGTCGAGGAACCTATTTCCCCTCCACTTATTCCCGAACGAACTCCGGAAGGACGCGAACAACAGCTCGAAGCACTTGCTATGGATCTCGTTGAACGTCGTTTAAGAGAGGGGACCGCTTCCTCGGCAGAGACAGTGCACTTTTTGAAGCAAGCTTCATCTCGAAATCAACTCGAGATGGAGAAGATGCGGTATGAGAATCGTAAGATCGAAGCGCAGACTCATGCCATCAATAGCCTTGAGGATCAAACCAAGCTTTTCCAAGAAGCAGTCAAAGCCATGCAGGGCTACATCATGCCATCTGGCGAAGAAGAGGTGGAAGAATGATTTTATCGGATAGAACCATTCGAAGCCTCGCCACAAATTGCGGTTTGATCGATCCATTTAATGAAGATCAATTGCAGCCGTGCAGTTATGATGTTCGACTCGATTCACGAATCAAGCGATTCATCGAAGACCGAAGTCATTCCCGGATGCATGTTATCAATGGTTCTACAAAAGAACTGTCTGGTATATCGATGGATACCCTCAACATCGATAACATGGAATATGCTCTTCGCCCTGGCGAATTCATTCTTGGATCAACCGTCGAATCAGTATCGATCCCCGATTATCTAGCATGTCGTTTCGAAGGAAAATCGTCGTTGGGACGTATCGGTCTGACGACGCATGTCACGGCTGGGTTCATTGATCCTGGTTTTCAAGGAACCATAACCTTGGAAATCAAAAACGAGAATCAATTCCCGATTCTATTAAAGCCCGGAATGCTTATCGGTCAGTTGTGTTTCATTCGTCTCAACACCAAAGTTGATCGGATGTATGGTTCAGTCGGACTTGGTTCCCATTACCAGAACCAGATCGGTGTCACCGAGGCTCGATCATGAATGGCATTATTCGAACTTATTCAGAACTCATGCGTATCGAATCATATGAAGAACGTTTCGAGTATCTGGCTCTGAATGGAACAGTCGCTCGTCCGACATTCGGTAACGAACGATGGATGAACCAGAGATTCTATCATTCGAAAGAATGGCATGATGTTCGAGATTATGTAATCGCTCGAGACAATGGTTTTGATCTAGGTCATCGGGATTACCCGATACCAGGAAAGATCATGATTCATCACATGAATCCATTGACTCCCGATCAGATCGAACATGCAGATCGCAACATGCTTGATCCAGAGTTTCTTATCTCGTGTTCTCTGGCAACCCATAATGCCATTCACTACGGTGACAAAGACCAACTTCGGATCATGAATGAACGTTTTCCGAACGATATGATACCATGGAGGTGAACATGAACAAACATACTACATTTGAGATCGTAGCATTTGTTTCGGCAATAATGTCGGCATTGATCTCAGCGATCCTCTTAGGCGTCATGTGTAGCTTCATGATTGTCACCAGGGATCAGCAACAGGAAGTGCGAACGGTTAAAACCGGCGACATTTCTTGGATCTGTCTCGATACAAAAGATGGCGATCGCATCGTTGCTGAAAGTTGCCAAATATTACCACACGCATAGGATGGGTGCTCATCGTGAGCGTATTGCGTTTTAGTTATGACGTCAATGACGAGCATCTTGAACAAGATGTTACCGTCAGAGTGAAATGAGGATCAATGGGTACGCTATTGCAATCTTCGATCCTGAATACGATCAAGCAGATGCTCGGAATCGATGAAACATTTAATGGTTTCGATCCGGAAATTATCATCGATATCAATTCGGCATTGATGACTCTGCATCAGTTAGGTATTGGTCCATCGGACGGATTTCAGATCGCTTCTGAGAGTGATATCTGGGAGGATCTTACAGTAGATGTGTCGCAACTCAACGGTATTAAAACCTATATCTATCTTAAGACCAGACTGCTGTTTGATCCTCCATCCAATTCATTCCTCGTGCAATCTATGGAAAAGCAAATTCAAGAGCTTGAATGGCGATTGAACGTTAATGCGGAAGGAGCATTTGATGGATAATGACATTGAGGCTGTTGATCCGGTTGAGCTATGTTTTGAACATTTCGGCATCCTCGGTATGAAATGGGGTCGTCGCCGTTCGACCAAAGAACTTCAAGCCGCTCGTGGCAAGAAGGATTGGGAAGGCGATTCCGACAAGAATTCCGGTAAGGACTCGACTGAAGGATCTCAGGCGCCTAGGAAAGATTCAGCTGAAGCCCCCAAGGCCATTCGCAAAGAATCCGACCATGAGAAATATCAACGTCTTTCTCGCATGAAAGTTCAGGATATGTCCACCCAGGAGATCAACGATTGGGTGAATCGAACCAATGCCATAGCCAATTATAATCGATTGACGGCTCAGCAGAAAGAGGCATCACGATCCAAAGGCCAGAAATTCATTCATTTCATGTTGGATACCGGAAAATCCATGGCCATTGATGCCGGTAAAGAAATCGCTAAAGATTATCTTAAGACGGCTCTCAAAGGATATGCTGAAAGCAAGATCGCGCCTTCCACACCACGACATGCGAAGTCGAAGAAAAAGAAGTAGCGTATGACACTGTCAAACACTGCGACTCCGCGATACTATGGCGAGTTTCGTCAGAAAGTGATGTCGGGTGAAATCCCGGTATGTCGTGAAATCTCGATGGAGATGAATCGTATAGATGCCATGATTGCGAATCCTGGTATTTACTATGATGATACCGCTGTCGAGCATTGGGTGAATTTCTGCGAGCACGAACTTGTGTTGACTGATGGTTCTCCACTTCATTTGCTTGATTCGTTCAAGCTATGGGGCGAGCAGATCTTCGGATGGTACTATTTTGTGGATCGATCGGTCTATATCCCGAATACCGATCGTCCTGGAGGCCATTATGTCACCAAACGCATCAAAAAGCGTTTGATCAATCGACAGTATTTGATCGTTTCCCGTGGTAATGCCAAGTCATTGTATGCGACATGCTTGCAGGTATACATGCTGCTGTGCGATCCGAATACCACCACTGGCATTGTCGTGGCACCGACCATGAAACTTGCCGATGAGATCATGTCACCGATTCGCACCGCTATTCAGCGAGCTCCAGGACCGGCGATTAAGATGATGACGCAAGGAAAACTCCCAGGGCGAAGTGGTGGTGTCACTGGCAATCAGGTCATGTTGGCATCGACAAAGGCTGGTATTCAATATTTTCCGACGAACAGTCTCGTCGAAGTTCGTCCGATGTCCATTGATAAACTTCAGGGCGCTCGACCTAAGATCGCTACCGTTGACGAGTGGCTTTCTGGTGATACTCGCGAAGACGTTGTCGGTTCATTGGCCCAAGGTGCTTCCAAAGAGCAATCCGATAGAGGCGGTTCCGATTGGCTGATCGTGGCGACGTCGTCCGAAGGCACCGTCCGTAATTCGGTCGGTGATACCATCAAGCTTGAGCTTATGAGTATTCTGAAAGGCGAGTATCAGGACTTTCACACTTCGATATTCTACTATCGACAGGATGATGTCAAAGAGGTCGCCGATCCTTCAACCTGGATGAAATCGAATCCAAACATTGGCATCACCGTAACGTATGAAACGTTACAGAATGATGTCGAACGTGCGGAAAAAGCACCGGCCAATCGCAATGATATTTTGGCTAAACGTTTCGGCATCCCTATGGAAGGCTACACCTACTTCTTTACGTATGAGGAAACAAAGCCACACACCAAGAAGGACTTCTGGGGATTGCCATGCGCGCTCGGTGCCGATCTTTCACAAGGCGACGATTTCTGTTCATTCACCTTCATGTTCCCACTGCGTGGTGAAGTGTTCGGAATCAAAACTCGAAACTATATTTCTGAGTATACCTTGACAAAACTTCCCACAGCTGCTCGTCAGAAGTATGAGGAATTCATTCGAGAAGGTTCTTTGCATATCATGGAAGGAACCACTCTTGACATGGATCTGGTGTACGATGATCTCGATCAACACATCATTGATTGCCAATATGATGTTCGCGCATTCGGTTATGATCCGTACAATGCCAAACGATTCGTCGAACGATGGACCCAAGACAATGGTGCTTTCGCCATTGAGAAAGTCATTCAAGGAGCCAAGACGGAATCCGTTCCGCTTGGTGAATTGAAGAAACTTGCTGAAGATCGTCGTTTGTTGTTTGATGAATCATTGATGTCATTCACCATGGCGAACTGTATGACATTGGAAGATACCAACGGTAATCGAAAGCTATACAAGGCTCGTCGCGAAGACAAGATCGATGCCGTTGCCGCAATGATGGATGCTTTCATAGCATTCAAGAACAATCGAGATGCATTCGAGTAAGGAGGTGAATCATGGCTGAATTTAAGGCTGCTCTTCGTAAAAAACTTTCGCGAGAAGGAGAGGCTCTTCCTGATGGAAGCTTTCCAATTCGTAACGAAAAAGATTTGAAGAATGCCATTAGTTCATATGGTCGCTCCAAAGACCCTGAGAAAGCCAAAGCGTGGATCAAACAACGCGCCAAGGCTCTGGGATTGGAGAAATTAATTCCGGAAACATGGGTTTCAAATACGCCTGCGGCTAAGGCAGTTCGAAAGAAGCCGTCGAACAATCAGTTCGTTGCTAAAGCCGTTCGAAAGAAGGTGATGAACTGACATGGCTACCGCATTAACAAGAATTAGTAAATTCTGGAATGCTTTTTCGACTCCTCCAGGAAAGTATATTCCAAACGTTGGACAATCATATTCGTTGAATCCCGATCGGCCTTATTTCACCGGTGGAAATGAACGGTCTATTATTTCGGCGTTGTATAATAGGGTTGCTCTCGACGTGTCGACACTGACAATTCGACATTGTCGATTGGATGCTCAAGGCCAATATATTGAGGAAATCAAGGATCCTTTGGACGATTGTCTCAACGTTGCGGCTAATATCGATCAAACCGGTCGTCAGTTCATTCATGATTTGACAACCACCATGTTCGATGATGGAGTCGCAGCTGCTGTTCCGGTAAAGACATCTGATAATCCGAACTCATCCGGTTCATATGACATTTATGAACTGAGGGTCGGCAGGATCATCGCTTGGATGCCGCAGCATGTTCGAGTATCGGTATATAACGATATTTCAGGTCAACGAGAAGAACTTATTCTTCCAAAGACCTGGGTGGCAATCGTCGAGAACCCGCTATACTCGGTCATGAATGAACCGAATTCGACGCTTCAGCGATTGATTCGGAAACTTAATCTTTTGGATGCGATCGATGATCAATCCAGTTCTGGAAAATTGGATTTGATTCTTCAGCTTCCATATACGATTAAGTCTGATGCTCGCCGTAAGGAAGCCGAACGTCGTCGTTCCGACATCGAAAAGCAGCTCACTGGTTCGAAGTATGGCATCGCCTATACTGATGGCACTGAACGTATTACCCAGTTGAATCGATCTGTTGAGAATAATCTTCTCGAACAGATCAAACACCTGACAACCACGTTGTACGGTCAATTTGGCGTATCGGAAGCCATTGCTAATGGCACCGCTACTGCTGAGGAAATGCTGAACTATCACAATCGCACGATTGAACCGATCATCTCGTCGATCTGCGATGCGATGAACGCCAAGTTCCTCACGAAGACCGCTAGATCTCAAGGACAGACCATTAAATTCTTCCGAGATCCGTTCAAGCTGGCTCCGGTCGATCGGATTGCTGAACTTGCTGATAAGTTCACACGAAACGAGATCATGACCTCGAACGAATTCCGTTCGGTTCTCGGCATGTCTCGAGTCGACGATCCTGCTGCAGATGAGCTTCGTAACAAGAACCTCAACAAGGCCGATTCCGGATCAGATATGTCCGGTCTTACGGATGAAGGTCAGTCAGAAGGCTCTGACGAAGAACCAATGACCCAGGAACGATACGATGCGGAAATAGCAGCGTTCGATAAGAATGATGCCGATCTTGCAGATCTTGAAAAGGAACTGGAATGACCAAAGCTGTTCAGACGAAGAAAAAGTCTAGAACGAAGAAATAACATTAATTCGAGAAAGGAGTGATCTATATGGCTGATGGCTTTAAGAGTGATTTCAGTGGCTATGCTACAAAGAACGATGTTCTTTGCTCCGATGGCCGAGTCATTCGTAAGGATGCATTCGCCGATCAGGATGGCACCGTGGTTCCTCTGGTGTTCCAGCATGATCATACCAGTCCGCTTTCGGTGATCGGTAAGGCGTTGCTGGAAAACCGTGATGATGGAGTCTATGCATATGGCTATCTGAATGATACCGATGCCGGTAAGGCTGCTCGTGGCATCATTCAACATGGCGATATGATGTCGTTGTCCATTGCGGCTAATAAGGTAGTCCAGGAAGGAGCCGATGTGCTTCATGGTAAGATCCGTGAAGTGTCGTTGGTCTTTGCTGGGGCTAACCCAGAGGCGACTATTGATAATGTGATTCGTCATTCTGATGATGGTGACTCGTTTGAGGATCCGTCCTCGATCAGCGCTAATTTCCTGTGCGAGATCGAACAAGGTGACGAGTCTGGAGATCCTTCGGAGGTATTCTCTGAAGATTCTCTGAATGAAGTGCTTCACGCAGATGCAAATGTGGAGAAGCACAAGAAAGAGGATGAACCAGCTTCCGACGATTCTGCCAAACAAACCGCAAAATCCGAAGAAACTGATTCGGACAATTCCGATTCTGAATCGGATGACGAGGATCCTCAGAAGGTCTACGACAGTCTGAATGATAAGCAGAAGGCGCTTGTCGAAGGTCTTGTCGGTATGGCTCTGAATGAGGGTAAGACCACATCGGCCAAGACCGAGGGCGAACAATCCAATAAACAGCAAACCGTCGAACAGTCGGCGGATGAAGGAGATGAAATGAATATCTTCGAACACAATGCTACCGAAGGCGCTACGTCTTTCGAGCACTCTGATGATTATCAGAGCTTTATGCATTCTGAAGGTGTGAAGGGCGCTACTGATTTCGCCCATGCTCAGGAGAACTTCTTCCGAGCCGCTCAGCGCGATCCGTCCGGCTCTCTTCAGAAGTTCGTGCTTCAGCATGCCCAGAATTACGGCATCGAGAACATCGACGTGTTCTTCCCGGATGCCCGCGCCGAGCGTACTGAGCCCGATCTGTACAAGCGCGACACCGAGTGGGTGGCCGGTCTTCTGAACGGCGTCCATAAGGTTCCGTGGACTCGCATCAAGTCCGCGTATGTTGACCTGACTCCGGATAAGGCTCGTGCTAAGGGCTTCACGCTTGATCGTAACAACAACCATCGCAAGTTCGATGAAATGATCAAGGCGTACAAGCGTCAGACCACGCCGACCACCATCTACAAGAAGCAGAAGGTGGACCGTGATGACGTGCTCGACATCACTGAGTTCTCCGTGGTGAACTTCCTGATGCGCGAAATGCGTATTCAGCTCGATGAGGAAGTTGCTCGCGCAATCCTTATCGGTGACGGTCGTGACGTTTCTGATGAGGATCACATCAATACTGAATGCATTCGTCCGGTCGTTTACGACGACGCTCTGTACGTGATGCATTCCGTGGGCAAGGCTGGTGAAACCCAGACCGCTCTGGTCGATCGTATCCGTCAGTCCAAGGTCGGCTACATGGGTTCTGGCGTCCTGACCGCGTTCGTTTCCCCGACCCTGCATGCCAGCTTCGCCGTGCAGCGTGATCAGATGGGCCGTCGTCTGTACGACTCCGATACTGCTCTGGCTTTCGAACTCGGTGTCCAGAAGATCGTTGAGGTTCCGCTGCTCGAGAACTTCAAGCTGGAGAACAATAACATCCTTCAGGCCATCATCTTCGATCCTCGTGACATCACCGTCGGCACCGATCGTGGCGGCGATGTGACCTCGTTCAACGACTTCGACATCGATTACAATCAGTACAAGTACCTGATTGAGACCCGTATGTCGGCAGCCCTGACCAAGCCGAAGTCCGCGATCGTGATCGAGGCAACCCCAAAAGCGTGACGCCTCCTGAATCGACTGACAAGAAGGTAACCGCCATCGCGGTCACTCCTTCCGCTCAGTCGATCACTATTGGAGGCACTACTCAGCTTAAGGCGACAATCACCCCTACTGACGCAACCAATCAAAATGTCAAGTGGTCTTCCAAGCAGGAGGCCATTGCTTCCGTATCGGAATCCGGTGTAGTTACCGGAAAGACCGCCGGCGTTGCCCGCATCGTGGCTTCCGCTCAGGATGGCAGCAATGTGACCGGTGAAGCTCAGGTCACGGTTACCGCTCCTACGCTTGGAACCTTGACTGTTGGTGTCACACATGGAGCCAATGGATATTCGGTGACGGTGACGCCTGCAATCGAATCAGGCAATACTCGGTATTATCGTGTGACCGAAGCGAACGCCGTTCCAACGATCACGTATGATCAGACGGTGACGACTTCCGAATGGACTGCGTTCACCGCAGGACAAACGATCACCGGAACCAGTGGTCAGGTAATCTCCGTGGTTGACCTGACTGCCGGTGGCAAGGCTCGCAAGTACGGTAAGGCAGAGCTTCCCGCACAATCCGCTTGATATAAGGGTGATCGATGGCCCGATTCGCTGGAGCAGTAGGATTCGCGGAACAGGTGAAGACGGCTCCCGGTGTATATCGAGATGAAATTGTCGAACGACAGTACACAGGCACTGTCATTCGCAATACCGTTCGTTGGAATACAGGGTCCGAGGTAAATGAACCGATGCGATTGGATCAATCGGTATCGATCATCTTGGACCCGTATTTCAATGATCATCTGCAAGCGTTGCGTTATGTGCGTTGGATGGGCGGATTGTGGAAAATCACGTCCGTTCAGATCCAGCGTCCCCGTGTCATATTGCAACTGGGAAGTGAGTATCATGAGCAGACCCCGTGAGGAGTTACAACAGATACTTGAGAACCTCATGAGTGAAGCTTATGATGCACTTCCCGATGATGTTCGCAATGTGACACCGAATTTCTCGGGGCATGTGTATTTTCAGGCCCCGTCTAGAATCGAATATCCTGCAATCGTCTATGAACGGACGAGTGCCGATACACAGTTCGCTGATGACGCTCCATATATCTATGAGAAGTGTTACCAGGTGACTGTCATCGAAAAGGATCCCGATTCATCCATACCAGATCGAGTCGCGATGCTTCCGAAATGTCTTTTCGACAGGCATTACGTCACTGAAAATCTGCATCACGACTCATTTGTCATTTATTTCTGAAAGGAGTATCCCATGGCAGCTCTTGTTTGGGATAAGACCGGCGAACGTAAGTATGAGACCGGTGTCGATCGTGGCGTTCTGTTCGTCATGAAGGCGGATGGCAGCGGTTACGATGCCGGTGTCGCTTGGAACGGTCTGACTGGCGTCACCGAATCGCCTTCCGGCGCTGAAGCGTCTGCTCAGTACGCTGATAACATCAAGTACCTGACCTTGACTTCCGCTGAGGAATTCGGTGCCACCATCGAGGCCTTCACTTATCCGCCGGAGTTCGCTCCGTGTGACGGTCAGGCCACTCCGGTTGATGGCGTTACCGTTGGTCAGCAGGCTCGTCGCAAGTTCGGTTTCTCGTACCGTACCAAGGTCGGCAACGACACCGCCGGCATCAATTACGGCTACAAGCTGCACCTGATCTATGGCGCCACCGCAGCCCCGTCCGAGCGCGAATACGCGACCGTCAATGATTCTCCCGAGGCCCAGACCCTGAGCTGGGAGATCAGCACCGATCCAGTCGAAGTCGGTGTCGATGGTGTGACTGCAACCGCTCAGGTCACCATCGATTCCACCAAGGTCGATAAGGACAAGCTCAAGGCGCTCGAAGACAAGCTGTACGGACGTGGCGCTGGCAGCACCTCTCCGACTCTGCCTACAATTGCCGAAGTGATCAACATGTTCAAGACCAACTCTGGTGGTGGCGTGAGCTCACACTGACGAATTGTCCGATTTCGCTGTCGACGAACCGAACGCGCTCACCCTGTCCTGAGTCGTTCAAAATAGGAAGTAATTCTTCCTGGCCACCTTTATGGTGGTCAGACTCTCTGGAAGATAACAACATTAGCCATAAATGATGTCATATGTTTTCTTGACCACCATCTTTCAGAGGGCCTGACCATTGTAACGGAAAGGAGTTATCATGTCTCTCAATGGTATCGATATCTCGAATTGGCAGGCCGGCATCAATCTTGCTGCTGTTCCCGCTGATTTCGTCATCGCAAAAGCCACTCAGGGGACCGGGTACGTATCCCCTGATTGTGCTCGACAGGTCGAACAGGCACGTGCGACTGGAAAGCGCTTTGGCGTCTATCATTACGTCTCCGGTGGTAACGCCGTCGCCGAAGCCAATCATTTTGTCGACAGCTGCGCCAATTGGGTCGGTAAAGGTCTGTTCTGCATCGATTGGGAAATTCAAGAGAATTCCGCTTGGGGTAACGAGGGGTATCTTGAACAAGTCGTCGCTCAGGTGAAGGCTCGTACGGGAATTCCTCCGCTCATTTACTCGTCGGCAGCTTATTATGCTCAGGTCGCTGCGGTCGCCAATCGTCAGAATTGTGGGCTGTGGATCGCGCAGTATGCGAACGATTTCCCTACCGGTTATCAGGACACTCCATGGAATGAAGGCGCTTACAGTTGTGTCATTCGTCAGTATTCTAAAGCCGGTCGTCTTCCTGGTTATGACGGCGATCTGGATCTCGATAAGTTCTACGGCGATGGCGCCACGTTCGACAAGTATGTGACCGGTGGCGGAAACGCTTCGAATGTTCCTCCTTCACAGCCTGCCGATCCGCTTGCCGGACGGTCCGATGACGATCTCGCCAATGCCGTGATTCGTGGCGAATTCGGTGACGGCGATGCTCGCAAGCAGAAGCTTGGCGGTCGTTATGATGCCGTTCAGGCGTTGGTGAATCAGAAGCTTGCTGCTCCCGTATCCTCCGGTCAGACGTATACGGTTCAGCCCAACGATACACTGTCGACGATCGCCGCAAAACTTGGTGTGGATCAGTCTCAGATCAGCGGATTCCATTCCGGCAATCCCGACTTGATTTATCCAGGTGAAGTGCTGACCATTTCCGGAGGATCACCTCAGCCGACTGCCGAATACTACACGGTTCAGTCGAATGATAATCTGTCAACTATCGCCGCTAGTTTTGGCACCAGTTGGCAGCACATTCGTGATCTGAATGGTTTGTCGAATCCTGATCTTATCTATCCTGGTCAGGTTCTTCGCGTTAGGTAAGGAATGATTATGCTCGAGCTCACTCTTCCAAAGGTTGAGGGCTATGACGAGAACACTGGAACGTTTGTTGCAGCCGCTCCCGCCGTGACCCTCAAGCTCGAGCATAACCTTGTCGCGATCTCAAAATGGGAATCAAAATTTAAGAAGCCGTTCTTCTCCAAGGAATCCAAAACCGAAGAGGAGAGCAATTATTACATTTGGTGCATGGATCAGGATTCTGAACATGCCCTTTCTTTATATTTTCGCTTGACCGATGCCGATAGGCAGGCCATTCAGGAGTACATTGCCGATCCTCATACCGCAACGGTGATCAACGATCGACGTGAAACCAAGCAACATGCTAAATCATTCACGTCTTCCGAGATCATCTACGCTGCGATGATTGCCCGAGGCATTGATTGGAGCGCTCAATACTGGCACATCAATCGTTTGTTGACATTGATACGTCTTATCGATGTGGAAAATTCGAAGGGCGATAAACGCAATCGTATGAGCGCCAAAGACAACAGAGCCGAACGTGCTCGCATCCTTGCGGAGAATCGTAAACGTTTTAACACGAGAGGTTAGTCATGACTGGTATCAGGGTTGAGGTCAACGGCGACTTCAGTGGCCTTGATCGTTTTATCACTAACATCAAAGAGCAACGATATCTCAAAGTATTGGATCGAATCGGACGTCGAGGCGTTGATGCTTTGTCCAACGCCACACCTGTTGATAGCGGCGTGACAGCTGCTTCCTGGGGATATGAGGTCCATAGGTCGAAACATCGATCAGAAATTATTTTTACCAATTCCAATGTCAATAATGGCGTGAACATCGCCATTATTCTCCAGTATGGACACGGTACCGGAACTGGTGGATACGTCGCTGGACGCGATTACATCAACCCAGCGCTTGCAAAAACATTCGATCAATTGGCCGATGAGGCCTGGAGGGCGGTGACTAATGGCTAACATCGACGAACGTGTGGTCAAGCTGTCCATGGACGATTCGTCCTTGCAGCAAGGCGTATCTCGTGTTACCAAGGCTTTGGAGCAGCTCAAGAAAGCGTTCAATTTCAGCGACACCAAGTCGTTTGAAGAGCTCGATAAAGCTGCCAAGAAAGTCAAGTTTGATAGCGTCTCCAAGTCTGCATCCGATATGCAGAAGGATGTCAGCAAAGCCACGTCCAAGGCGGCTGACGACTTTGCCGAGATGGGTTCGAGCGCTCAGAAGAGTGTTCAACAGATTGGCGCCGCTTCCGATAACGTCAATTTAACCGGTGTCGCATCCGCTGCGAACAAGATGTCCGATCAGGTGCAGCGGTCTGCTGCCGAAGCAAACTCCGCGATCGGAAAGATTGGCACCAATACCGTTGGCATTCAACAAACCGTTGACGCGATTGACGGTATCAATGATGCGGCCAATCGTGTCGATTTGAGCCCAATTCAGAAGGGTGTTGAAAACGTCAAAATGGGAATCTCTTCTATGAGGGATTCCTTGACGAACAGTGTGAATACCTTCAAGGCCACACCTATCGGCGAGCAGCTTGATGCGGTTCAACCGCATTTCAAGGCCCTTGAGGCCATCGGCGTCGTTGCCATGGGCAATCTTGCGGCCAAAGCGGCTACGTATGGTATGCAACTTGCCAGCAACTTGACTAATAGCATTCGTAGCGGTTTTGAAGAGTATGAGACTCAGCTGAATTCGGTTCAGACCATTCTGGCCAACACCCAGAAAGAGGGAACCAACCTCACTCAGGTCAATACTGCTCTGAATCAACTCAATACCTACGCCGATAAGACTATTTATAATTTCACCGAAATGACCAGGAACATCGGTACGTTCACAGCTGCCGGTGTCGATCTGCAAACGTCGGTGAATTCAATCAAGGGTATCGCCAACCTTGCCGCTATTTCTGGTTCGAGTTCTCAGCAAGCTTCGACAGCCATGTATCAGCTGTCCCAGGCATTGGCCACTGGTACGGTCAAGCTTATGGACTGGAACTCGGTCGTCAACGCTGGAATGGGCGGCCAGGTCTTTCAGGATCTGTTGGTTCAGACTTCTGAGAAACTTCAAACTGGCGCTAAGCAGTTCATCGCAGCAAAGGGTTCCTTCCGCGACTCGCTTGAGGAAGGTTGGCTGACTTCGGATGTTCTGACCCAGTCGCTGAACATCCTGGCCATGGATATCACTGATGTCGAGAAGGCCGTTCAGTCGCTCGTCTCCAAGGGCTACACCGAGGAAGAAGCTCGTCAGCTTGTCCAGCTCGCCCAGACCGCTCAGGATGCGGCGACCAAGGTCGAGACCTTCTCGCAGCTTATTGATACCGCCAAGGAAGCAGTCGGTTCCGGTTGGTCTCAGTCGATGCAGATTATTTTCGGCGATTTCGAAGAAGCCAAGGATCTGTGGACCGGCATTTCCGATGAGATCAATAACATCATCAACGCCAAATCGCAGGCTCGAAACCAGCTACTGTCTTCCGGATTCTCGTCCGGATACAAGCAGCTGGTGAACGAAGGAATCGTCGATACCCAGCGATTTAATGACATATTAAAGGAAACCGGAGACGCAGCCGGTGTCGGAGCAAGCCAAGCCATTCAGGAATATGGCTCATTTGAGAAGTCGCTGCGAAAAGGATGGGTCAACGCTAATATTCTGAAAGATAGCGTTAACCGATTGACCCAAGAGGTCAATGGCTATGACGATGCAAAGAAACAAAATCTCGGCATAACCAATGAGCAAATCAACCAACTGAATGCACTTAATGCAGGCCTTCAAAATGGCAGTATTTCCGCTGATGATTTCGCCAAGAAAATGCAGCGGATGTCCGGTCGAGAGAACGTCATTCAGGGTCTTGCCAATGTTTGGAATTCGCTGAAGATCATCATTCAGGCGGTGGGCAAGGCTTGGGACGAAGTCATGCCAGGTATGAGTGGCGATACCATTTATGCGCTTACTGAAGCTTTCCGCAAGTTCACGGAAGGCCTGAAGCCGTCTCCGCAATTGCTGAATGTCATCACTACTGCCACCAAAGGCGTCGCTACGGCGTTCAAAGCATTTCTTGGCGTTGTTGGCTTGGCAGCCAAAGGCTTCGGAGTACTGCTGGGCTTTGCTGGTAAAGTCGCTGGATCATTCATTAATATCGCTTCATCGGCCGTTAATGGTGCCCGAGCATTCGCCGAATACGTCAAGCAATCCAAGGTTGTTACCAATGCAGTCAAGCTATGGGAAGCTTCATTCTCATCGTTTGGAACGGTGCTCAAGACCATTGGCGATTCTATCAGCGGCGTATTCGATGGTCTGTTTGATGGCGCGAAGAAAGGCGCTTCCGGATTCCCGGATATTCTCGGGATCATCAGCAAGACGTTGGCTGGTTGCGCTCAAGAAGTCAATAATTACGGTACTGAATTCCAGACAGCCTTCCAAGCGAAGTTCGGCTCTGTTCCGGAAATCGCTCAGAAGGTTTCGGATAAGGTTTCTTCTGCGATCCAATCACTTCGCCCAGCGTTCAATTGGATTGGCGATCGTCTTCGGGAAATCGGCGATGCCATCCAGCGATTCTTCGGCGATCTTAACGGCAAGATCACTCTTGATCAGATTCTGTCGTTGATCAATGGCGGTTTATTGACTGGTGTTCTTGTCGGTCTTAGAAAGTTCATCAAGGGACTCAATGAAGTTGGCGATGATCTTGAGAAGTCGACTTTCAAAGGCGCTCTGAAGAAGACACTCGACGATATCGGTAACTCATTCAAAGATTTCGCCAAGTCGTTTAAGATTGTTTCGATCACCGCCATCGCTGCGTCGATCAAGTTGCTTGCTGACGCCTTAACGCAATTGTCGACCATCAGGACTGAAAAGATTTCGCCGGCACTTGGCGCTATGACCGCCATCATTACCGTCATGACCGGCATGATGGCTGGACTTGCTGCTTTGGCAGAAGTAACCAACAAAGCCGGAAAACTGGTCTTTGATTTCGATGCATTGAACAAGGTCGCTTTGGCCATGGTGGCGCTCGGCGCTTCCATGAAGCTTATGGCCGAAGCTGCCTATATGCTCAAGGACATGGATCCAGCGCAAATCGCGGTGATATTCGGATCGATGGCCACTGCGATCGTCGCTCTTGGCGGATCAATCGCTTTGATGGGAACCGCCAAGCCTGAACGACTGAATGCCGTCGGCACCAATATGATTAAGTTGGGCGCTGGATTCGTGTTGATGGCGTCCTCCTTGGTCGTGCTCGCTGAAGCCATCCTCATGATCGCGAGCGTCAAACCCGATGACCTTGCGCGTTCCATGAATGCCGTCGGACAGAGCATCGTTCTTCTGACCACAGCCATGACAGTTCTTGGCGCCGGTGCGAAAATCGGTGCCGATTATTCCGGTGTCGGCAAGAATATTCTCTTGATGGCAACGGCCTTGATCCCCCTCGCTCTAGCGATAAAGATCCTTGGCACTATGGACTTTGACGATCTTGCCAAGGGTCTCGGTGCCGTCGCCATTGGACTTGGCGTCCTCGCTGGTGCCATGGCCGGTCTTGGCTATATTCAAGGCATGGGCGGAAGTTACGGGAAGTCCGCAGCAGCCATCATGGCATTCGCGACCGCCATGGTTCTTCTTGCGGTCCCGATCAAGGTACTCGGCGGCATGGATCTTGATGACCTCGCCAAAGGCGTCAGCACTTTGGTCATCACCCTCGGCGCCTTCGCCGGAGCCATGGCGCTATTCAGCAAATTCAACGGCCAATTCGCCGGAATGCTAATGGCTTCGGCCGCTATATTGTCATTCGCCACGGCGGCTGTTGCGTTGACCATTCCGATCAAGGTACTTGGCGGAATGGATCTGAATAGTCTGGCTAAGGGTCTCAGCGGTTTCGGTTTGGCTTTGGCGGGTATGGTTGCGGCCATGAACCTCATGCCCAACAACATGTCGGGTCAAGCCGCTGGTATGATGGCATTCGCCGCTGGAATCACCGTCCTTGCCGTCGCGATTCGGCTTATGGGTTCCATGGATATTAAGCAGTTAACCACTGGTCTAATTGGATTCTATGGAGCTCTTATCGGACTAGGATTCGCAGGCGCGGTTCTCGGCCCGATGGCCGCAGAGCTTATGGCCGTCGCCAAAGCCATGGGCGTGTTCGGCCTCGCTTGCCTCGCCATCGGCGCTGGTATGGCACTCGCTGGAGCTGGACTCACCGCTCTCGCAGCCACTGGATCCGCTGCCGGCGGTATTCTGATGACGGCGCTTGACGCTCTGATTCAGTTCATCCCGGCATTGGCGAAGTCTTTGGTGACTGCGTTGATCGGCGTCCTTCAGGTGATCGTGGCCGCTTTGCCTCAGATTCTTGACGCGTTGTCGTCGATTCTCAGGGATCTCATGGCGTGGCTTGTCCAGCAAGTTCCGGCGGTCGCCGAAGCCGTTGTGACCATGATCGACAAGATCTTGCAGGTGGTTGCCGCACACGCCGACACCATCACCGATAGTCTTGTGACTATTCTTGTTGCGGCACTTAACGCCGTGGCCGGTCATGCTCCGGAGATTACAGCAGCTCTTGGCAATGTCATGACTGCCATATTCACCGCCATCGCCGATTCGATACGTAATCTCGATCCATCGGTGCTTACTTCGCTACTTCTTTCCGTTGGAGTCATGGCCTTGATATTCAAGGCTTTGGCGAAGATGAAGAAAGACGTCATCGGAGCACTGATGGTTGGCGGCACCATGATCGGACTCATGGCCGCACTCACGGGCGTCTTCGCGCTTATGAATCTGCTGAATCCGGTCAACACCGTGGCATCGGCGGTATCGCTATCCACGGCCTTGATCGCCATGACCGGCGCATTCAAGATCATGGCGACCGCGAAGAAGAACGTCATCGGTGCTCTGGCTGTTGGCTCGGCAATGGCTGCAATCCTTGCCGAGTTGGCGTTGGTCTTCGGACTGATGTCTGCCATGAACATCGACAACGTTGGCGCCATCGCAGCGTCGTTGTCCGGAACCATTCTGGCGATAGCCGCAACGGCAGCGATCATGAGCATGATTAATGTTGGTGCCGCTGCGACTGGTGTCGCCGCTTTGGCGGCATTTATCGCCGGTCTCGCTGCGATCGTCGTTGCCGCTGGCGCTATCAAGCAGATACCCGGCGTCGACTGGTTGGTGTCTGAAGGCGCCGAATTCATGGCGAAGATCGGAGCCGCACTTGGCGGATTCATCGGATCCATTGCTGGCGCTATTACCGGTGCCATCATGGGAGCTATCGGAAGTTCGCTGCCGGCACTGGCTACCGGTTTGTCTAACTTCATGACCAATCTGAAGCCATTCATCGCCGGAGCCAAAGAGATCGATGGCTCAGTCGCAACGGCCGTTGATACTTTGGCTAATGTGGTGCTCAAGCTCACCGCTTCGAGTCTTCTTGATGCCATCACTAGCTTCATAACCGGTGGCAATGGTATTGAGAATTTCGGAACCAAGCTGGTACCGCTTGGCCAAGCATTGAAAGACTACTCCGCAGTAGTTGCCGATTTGAATTCGGCATCCATCGTGTCGTCTGCCATGGCTGCCCAAGCATTGACACAGGTGCTGAATGCACTTCCTGCCGACGATGGGCTTTGGCAGAGGATTGCCGGTAGTAAGGACTGGAGCACCTTATCCGACGGCCTCGTCCAAATGGGCATGGCGTTGAGTATGTACGGCGTTGCCGTGACTGGACTTCAGCCCGGACCGATAAGTGCTTCTATCGAAGCGCTCAACGGATTGAACGGCGTGCTGAACGCTGTTCCTTCCGATGACGGTTGGTGGCAGAAAGTTGCCGGTGGCAAGGACTGGAGCACATTGTCCACCGGACTCACCGGAATGGGCAAGGCGCTTGCCGGATATGGCAAAGCCGTCTCCGGAGATGGTGTCAATATCGACGCCATTCAGAAGACGGTTCCAGCCATTAAGAAGTTGAACGAGGTTCTTCAGAACGTTCCTGCTGATGACGGTTGGTGGCAGAAGATCGCCGGTGGCAAGAGCTGGGGCACGCTCACCGAAGGCCTGAAGGGTCTCGGCGAAGCGCTTGCCGGATATGGCACAGCCGTATCCGGCGATGGCGTCAACGTCGGAGCCATTCAGAAGACCGTTCCAGCAGTTAAGTCGTTGACCGAGATTCTGAAGAGCGATTTCAGTCAGGTCGGTGATTTCGGTCCTATAAAGGCTGCCGCAACGCAGCTTGGCAACGGTCTGGCTGGATACTATAACGCCGTTTCCGAGGTTTCGCCTGATGCCATCACACCGACGTTCGCTCCATTGCGTTCGTTGATCAATGTCGTCAACAGTCTTGGCGGCATGAAGATGGAAGGTACATCGGTCGGATTCATCACGGCTGCAACTCAGCTCGGTATCGGATTGTCGAATTACACGACGAACGTGGCTGAATTGGACTTCTCGAATATTTCGGCCAGTGTCAGTGCCGTTGGTTCGTTGTCCAAGGTCATGGGCGGAATGCCGGCCGAGTATGGCGGAGTCACGGCGTTCCAGCAAGCTGTGTCCACGCTCGCTGCGACATCGTTCATGTCTCTGGTCAGGGCCATTCAAAATGCCAATAGTTCCATTAGCACTGGTCTGTCCGATTTGAACACGGCGTTGAGCACGGGCACAACGACCTTGACCGGATCCGTGAATACCCTGAATTCCGCTTTCCGTGGTATCAATCTCAGTGGCGATCTCTCCACTCAGATGAGTGCTGCTGCAAGTGCTGCGAATTCTGGAGCAAATCAGATCCGTTCGGCATTGAACGCCCTCGCCACTTGGTTGAGCGGTTTCGCTTCGATCTGGCAGGCATCGTTCACGCCGATAATCGGAGCCACTCGTACCGGCCTCAACCTGGTCGCTCAGGCGATTTCCTCGTACAACGGTCGTTTCTCGCAAGAGGGACGTAGTTTGGCGAATAGTCTGGGCAGCGGCATGCGTTCTGGCATCGGCAACCTTTCGAGTATCTTCAATAACGCTCTGAGCGCCGCCGTCGATGGTGCTCGTGCGTATCGAGGAAGCTTCGAGAGTGCCGGTTCCTACCTTGCGGCTGGTTTGGCCGTGGGCATATCACGCAATTCCCGTGCCGTCAGCCAGGCAGCAGCAGATGCTGTGTCGAATGCCGTTGAGGCAGCCAGGGAAGCAGGCGACATCAATTCGCCGTCACGTGTCATGGCTAAGGTCGGCATGTGGTTCGACAAGGGTCTGGAGAACGGCATCGCCGATAATGTCGGTGGAGTCGTTCGAGCCGCAAAGACCATGATGACGAGCAGCATCGATGTTGTCGATTCCTCGTTGAGCAATATTGGCAAGATCGATATTCCGGATTTCGACGTCAATCCGACCATTACTCCGGTGATGGATCTATCGGTCGTCGAGGGTCAAGCCGCGTATCTGAATTCCATGCTGTCCAACACAGTTGGAATCGGATATTCGTCCAAGATGATTGGCAAGATCACTGCGATTCCTCGTCAGAGGGATACCGGTCATGCTGTCGAAAGTGTTGAGAAGACCCCTCAGCAGATCATCAACAACTACGACTTCACGCAGAACAACACTTCTCCGAAGGCGCTCAGTCGTTATGATATCTATAAGCAGACCCGTACGCAGTTCCGTCAATTCGAGCAAATGAATCGAAATGGAGGTCGATGATGTTCCAGTCAATGACCGTTACGAATGCTCGTGGCGACACGCTCGATCTCCCCATCCGAAACCCAATGGCGACCGGCTACAATGTCGTCGCCATTGACGGTCTCGGACCAGTCGATGCCGTGCTTCAGACCAGCAATACCGTTACCACCGACGGTGTGATCTTCAATGGCGCCCGTAAGGATGAGCGTGATATCACCATCAATCTCGCGTATCATCCGGAATCGGGCAAAAACATCGAGGACCTTCGGCATGGAACATACAGGTATTTCCCCGAAAAAGAGGAAGTCACCTTGGTGTTCCATGCCGACACCCGTTCGGTTCGCACGACCGGCATCGTCGAATCAAACGAGATTTCGATATTTTCCGAAAAAGAGTCGTCGTCGATCGTTGTCAAATGCCCCGATCCATGGTTCAGGATCGATAACGATCTGAATAGGATCACATCGTTCTCCAACATCGAACCGGTGTTCGAATTCCCGTTCAACTGGACGAATAATCCGGTGAGTGAACCGAATGCGTTGTGGTTTGGTGCCATTCAGAATATGCATTCGAAAAACATCATGTATGATGGCGAATCAGAAGTCGGCGTGATCATCCGTATGTCGTTTGATGGCCCGGTGAATAATATTCGCATCTACAATGAAGAGGCCGGTCAGGAGATCGACGTCTTTACGGATAAGGTCGGACAGATCATCCCCGACGGCATCCGAAAAGGCGATGAACTGGTTATTTGCACGGTGCCGAAGCAGAAGTACGTTGAGATCATTCGAGACGGTATCTCGACTAACATTCTCAACGCCATCAATCGAGACGTGCGATTCATCACCTTGCACAAAGGGGCGAATACCATCGTGTATTCCGCCGATTCCGGTGTGGATAACATCCTCATGTCGATCGAGAACGAAACGTTGTATACAGGAGTGTGACGTTATATGACTGAACAGTTGACCAAACGTTCCATGCAGCTGTTCGTGCTCGATAAGAGTTTCGAAGTCGTCAGCCTATGTGATACGTTCAGTTCGCTTATCTGGACTGAACGGTATTCCGGGTATGGCGACTTCGAACTCTACCTTCCAGCTTCCATGGCCAACATCAATATGTTCCCCCGAGGCTTTTACCTATGGCTGATAGAACCGTTCGTATACGATAAGAACGGCAAGAAGATCGAGACTCGCAACGATGTCATGATCGTCGAGAAAACGGAACTGAGTACGGACATCGAAGATGGTGACCAATTAATCATCTCCGGTCGTTCGCTTGAATCGCTGCTGCTTCGACGTGTGATTCCGAAGAAAGTCAAGTATGAATCGATCGATCCTCGAGAGATCATCAAGACGATACTGAACGAAAACATCATCAAACCTTCGGAACCTGCACGCAAGATTCCGAACTTCAAAATGGCAATCGATTCTTCGCAACCACTGGATTCGAAGTACAGGCAAACCTTTGAATTCGATGGCGATTACGTCTATGACGCCATCAAGACGATATGCGATACTTATGACTTGGGGTTCTCTCTCGATCTGAAGTCCGATGATCATTGGCAAACGTCCTATCTGTCGTTTTCGGTTCTCGAAGGTACCGATCGTTCATATGAACAGATCAAGAACCCCTATATGGTCTTCTCGCCGAGATTCGATAACCTCGTATCCTCGGATACCATTGAAGACGATACCGAATTCTATAATTCGGCATACGTCGCCTCGACGGAGGAGACCAAGGACAACGTGACCCGTCGTCTGATCAAATACGTGCCGAACAACTCCGGTCGTTCTGGCTGGGACATCCGGGAAACGTTCTATACGGATTCCGACGCCAAATTGAACGATGCTGATAACCATCCTCGTCCCGACCACGACATATATCCGGAACTGGAAAAGTACGGCCAAGACGAATTGAAAGCGCAGAAATCCAACGACTCGTTCAATGCCGAAATCGCTTTGCTTGGCTCGGTTCGGTATCATCGCGACTACGAGATCGGCGACATCATCCAGTTCGACAACACCTACGGCGTCGACAAAAAAGCGCGCATCACCGAATACGTTCGTAATGAGGACGACAATGGCTACCGTGAATATCCGACGTTCGAGCCGTTCTCCACCGAAGGCATCGATGCTCTTGAGGATTCGTACGGCAATTACGTGCTGGATAATTATGGCAATACCATCAATGAGGGATTCATCTGATCGAAAGGAGATCGTAATGACATATACTTCAGGATTCTTCAATTCGGTCAATCATGACCGAACGTATGACGCCGATACCTTCGGTTCCATGTTCGATGGGGTCATCAACGATGGCGTCTTCCGTACATGGGGCGATGGCATGGTCGTAACCGCCGTTGGCGGCATGACGGTGGCGGTCGGCACCGGTCGAGCGTGGTTCAATCATACGTGGACCGTGGTCACCGCCGACGAACGTCTGACGTTGGCCGCTTCATCGCCGTCCATGCCTCGCATCGATGCGGTAGTGCTCCGCGTCGATAAGTCGACGTCGGTCCGACGGAATCGAATCTACATCAAACAAGGACAGGCGTCCGGTTCGCCGTCACGACCACAACTCGAAAACACGACAACGGTCCGTGAGTATGTTCTCGCTGACATTCGCGTCGATAACGGTGCCACGGCCATTTCCCAGTCGAACATCACGAATCAGATCGGACGCGACACCCCATTTGCTGAACTGGTGAATAACACGTTCGATTCGGCGAACCTGATCAAGCAATGGGAATCGCAATTCCAGGATTTCATTCGCAACTCAACGCTGGATCCGAAAGTGTTGAGTCCAATTTCGAACGCTACGATTGATCAAATGTTCACCATTTAGTTAAGGAGTCAAAATGACAAGAATTCTCGATGCACACGGCAACGAACTCAAGATGGAAGACATTGATCTGAATGCCGGCAAGCTTGTTGACGAGACCATCACCGTCCATCATGACGCTGTTGAAGGCGTCGAGGAAGTATCTCATGTCGAGGTGCTCAAAGAATACTACGAGACTGGTCCGGATGGCGAACCGGTTCTTGATGAGGACGGTCATAAGATCGTCTTCGGCAAGGATGTAAAGACCATCATTGATGTCCCAGGCGTCGAGGCCAAGCCAGCTTACGACGAACAGGAAGAGATCCAGCGATACATCCCGTATACCGCTGAAGAACTCGATAAGATCGCCAAGGAGAAGACCGACGCCCAGGCCAGTGCGGCTGTTGCGGCCGCTGAAAAGTTGGCGATTCGTCTCATTATGCCGAAAATCGCTCAGTCGCTATCCACGGACGAACTGATGCAGGTCGCAGCGATTCTCCCGAACTGGGATGCGTCGAAGACGTACACTGAAGACGATATCGTCCGTTATCAGCAGAGCCTGTATCAGGCTATTGGCGAGGTCCCGGCCAACACGGTTCCTGATGCGGCTACCGACAAGTGGAAGAACCTGACGAAGCCGGTCGATGGGGTCGCACGATGGATTCAGCCGAACAGCGCGGAGAACGCGTATGATTCAGCGGCTGTCGTCATGCATGATGATGAGCAGTGGTCCTCCGATGAGGATTACAACATGCACGAACCCGGTGTCGACGGCTGGACGTCGAATGGTGACGCCGTCGCCGAGTGGGCCCAGCCAACCGATGCGAGCAACGCCTATGCCGAAGGCGCCGTGGTCCGTCATAATGGCAAGCGATGGGTGTCAACGGTGTCCGGCAACGTCTGGGAGCCCGGTGCTTCCGGAGCGACCCAGTGGGTCGAATCCTGATAGGATTCTCATATGGCACGTATTAACAGTTATACCAAGATCACCGGAGCACCGGCTGATTCCGACTGTTTCATCATCGACTCGACGCAGGGCACCGCAGGCACCAGAATCGTGTTGTGGTCCGTGTTGAAGAGCGTTCTCACTGGCATATTCGCTTCTAAAAGCCATACACATCCGGGCAGCGATATCACGTCAGCAGTCGCCAATGCCAATGCCGCCACCAACGATTCCGTCGGTCAGAACATCGCCTCGACGTATGTGAAGGAGATCACCGCGAACGGCAGGACCGTCACGGTGAAACGCGGTAACGACACGACCTTCACGTTCCAGACGCAGGATACGACGTATCCTGTTGCTGATGACCAACATGACGGATTGATGCCAGCAGGTAAATTCGCTGATCTGGAATGGGTTCGTAAGCACTATTTCGAACATGTTCGTGTGGAGATGCATGGCAGTGTTCCGGCATTGCATTTCACCAACCAAGCTGCTGGAACTGTCGCCAGCGAATATGTCGATGCTGCTAATGCGTCTCAATCTGGTATTATGGCTGCTTCCGATTGGGCTCTTCTGCATTCGCTGAAGACCATTGATAGGTCGGACGACATTCCTGCCAATGCCGATCTCAACAACTACAAAACGCCTGGCTGGTATGCGATTGGTTTGAATGAAAGTACAACTATACAGAACATGCCTGTTTCCGGTAAGACAATTGGCGCGCTTCAGGTTATGCGTACAAACAACCATGAAAGGATACAAGTTTATATCACAGCATTGGGTGCAGAGAATCGTTCCGGCCGCGAAACCATATTCGTCCGCCAGTACGGTAATGGTGGTGGTACGTCGTGGGATCCATGGACGGACATCACCGCATATCCATCCGCCACCCAGTCAGCTGACGGTCTCATGTCGTCCGCTGATAAGCGGAAGCTCGACGGTCTGTCCGGCGATTACGCTTCAGCCATTGGCGTCGCCACGTCTTCGAAGGACGGTCTGATGCCCAAAACCGACAAGGCGAAGCTCGATGCGATCGGATCGATATCCAACAGCACGATCGACGGTTTCTTCAGAATTTAGATGATATTTTAGGAGGTATGATATCATGGTAGCTTATCTTGACGAGGGGGGCTCGGTATCTAGTCAAGAAGGTTCTTGACCGGATCCAGCCCGTTGGATCTCTCTATTTCAGCACTAATAGCACGTCCCCAGCGAGTTTATTCGGTGGCTCCTGGGAACGCTATGCACAGGGACGAGTGATGGTCTCTGCATCGGACACCGATACAGATTTCACCGTCGGCAAAACCGGCGGAGAGAAGACGCATACGCTTTAGGCCGTACGTCTCCACACATACACCGCAACGTACGGCTGAATCGCACTCACCCTTCGTTTTACGCCTGAAGGCAGAATGACCTTCACACCGTTATTCGAAACATCGGTTGTCGCGTAATGGTTTACCTGCTGCGACTTCACCGTTGCTCGCCACACGGTATTGTTGCCCGGAATGGTCTCGACGTCGGCAATGAAATCATTGCCGCGATTGGCCCAGAGAGCGTACAGTTGGCTCAAATCAACTGGTGCTGTCTTCTCACCGCCGGTTTTGCCGACTCCTCACGGAAAGGCAAGACCTATAATGGTTGCATATTTGGATCAGGCAGGTGTACAGCACCTCATTGCTAAGATTCGCGATACGTTTTGGCCGGTCGGCACGATTCTGGCGACGACCACCGACACATCACCAGCGTCCTATATCGGAGGCTCCTGGGAGGCGTATGCTCCCGGAAGGACGCTGGTGGGTGTGGATGAGAAACATCCGCTTAACAGTACTGGTGGATCGGCAACTCATACCATAACTCAACAAGAGCTTCCGCCACACGTTCATGATCTAGCTGCTCGAGCCGTTGACGATACGGATATGAGCCGTGCGAACTTCATTATAACGCAATGGGCTTATCCGGGACAGTATCTTCAGAATGGACAATGGTATCCTCGACTTGCTCATACTCTCAGGGATACCGGTTATGCTGGTGAGACCCTATACCCGAATAATCCTATCAACATCGAACAGCCATATGTCGCCGCACACTATTGGCGCCGTGTCGCTTAAGCAATTCTACGCCAAAAGTGCATGGATTATGACTATGTGTCTTGCTTCAGCCGGTGGTGCAGTTACTCCTCCGATCGCTTCCGCGATGGGCTTTTCATCATGTTCCCAAAAAGGATCTGTAAATCGAAAGCCATCATAGAGGCAATCATTTCAGAATAAAGCATAAGAGCCTATGCACCACGCATGGGCTCTTATACTTTTCTCACGTAAATCATAGAAGAAAGGATCATATATCATGGCCGAACACGCCGATCAGAAAACGTCATTTCTCACCGATGCAGGTTACGACGGCTTCGTCAAGGCTGCACGTCGATGGCTGCCAGCGCTCAGTGTCTTGCTGATCGTGATCGCTGGCGTCTGCACACAGCTCGGTCACGTTCCCGGCATGGAGACCGCCACGGCCGGTCTGGCCACGGTCTCCGGTGTCTGCATGGCACTGAGCTGGGGTATCAACGAGCTGCTCAAGTGTGCCAAGGAGCAGTGGAACACGTCGACTGATTCAGACAACACCACTGAGAGTACTGCCGAATGATATCGTATAAGAGCCTATGCCACGCGCATGGGCTCTTATATTTTGCCTCGACGCGAATCGTACATGGCCTTTAATGACAAGAGAATCTATCATAAAGGAGCAATCATGAACGATACATTTACTTATGTCAGCCAACAGTACAGCCAGCACACTTGCCTGGAGCTTGTTCGGTGGATCAAGAACCACTGCGATCCGGAAACGGAGAGCGGTATTCTTACGACCAAGACGAAGAAGCTTCGGGTGATTATGGTCACTACCAACCTGGAAGACATGAGTGCATTCGCAGATTATCTGAAGACCATCACTCTCGTCTGAAAAGGGTGAGCCGCACATGCGGCTTGCTCTTTATTTTTTCGCGCATGATACATGTCCTTTATTGAAGAAATTCAACAATATCAAAGGAGTAATCATGCTTATCATCGACAAGATTTTGAACCGAACCGAATCTTTCACTGTCGATGGGTATTGCAAGGACCAAGATCAAGTGAATACGATTCTTAACACAGTCGGCTCTTTACCGTACGTAAAGAGCTATGACCATGCCATAGTAACGTATCCATTTTACGATCATCCAACCTTGTACATAATCATCACTACGTGGGGACACGGGCGTCGAGATCAAATCGCCAAAAAAATCGCTGAAACGATGTATATTGATGAATGATCATCAAGCCAGAGTCGCACATGCGGCTTTGGCTTTATATTTTTGATCGCGAATGAAACATGCCCTTTAATGAGAACCATACCATCATTAAAGGAGAAAACCATGTTCGCTGGAATTTCCGCCATTGCCATCGCAATCGCCGCTCTCGCTGGAGAGTACTATGTGGTCGCTTTGACGCAAGAACACTGAACACCATTTCCTCTAATCAGGAATGATCAACAGAAGCAGAGCCATCTGCTTTGCTTCTTGTCCGATGATGCGTATGGTTTATATTTTGTTTGGGACAAGGAGCTTGATGATGCATTCGCGAAAGAATCATGGTCCTTAATGAGAAGCTATATATCAACCAAAGGAGTTATTATGGACCTCATCAAGACTATTTTCAAGACCGTCGTCTGGGGCGCAATCGCCATTATCGCTATATTCGTTATTGCGATTGTCCTCATCATCTGCGGATTGTTCTAGCTTGATCAATCCTAATAATGACAAGCCGTTACCCACACGGCTTCTCATTTATCCGATATGTTGAGTATAGCTGTAACGCCACGTACCACCACTGAGACCGGACATGGCGTTTATATTTTTTTTTTCGCGCATGAATCATCGCCTTTAATGACAACATAACCGAAAGGAGCAAACATGTCCAATCAATCGAAGAGCATTAATCAGAAGTTCGATGAACAGATCGATGCGTATTTGGATCGTCTCAAGGAGGAGATGAATCCGGAGAACGAATCCGATTTGAACGACGATTTGACAAGGACTTCCGAAGTCACAAGAGACACTCTTGATGGCGACGGCAACGTCACGAGTTCGGTTGTGGAACGTCACGATGAAATGACGAACCACAATCTGGAATCGCTGAAGTCGCTGGTCGCCATCAAGAACGACTATAATGACCATCGGAAGAGCCTTATCGAAACCGTCGTGAAAGCCGGAATCTCGCTCGCTGGGATCGTCATCCTGCTGGGATTCGAAACAAATCACACCATCAGTTCGAGAAGCCTCGGGTTTCTGCCCAAACCGAAGATCTGACATGTGATCTATAGGATTACGTCAAAAGCCAGAGTCGCACATGCGGCTTTGGCTTTATATTTTTGATCGCGATTCATCCATGGCCTTTAATGACCGAATAATCGACACAAAGGAGAAACATGGATATCAAGACAACATCCAAGAATCTGTTCAGCACCGCAAAGGACCGCGTCAAGGAACTTTGGGACAAAGAACAGGAAGAGGACAATGTTGATCTCGTGATCCGTCGTCTCAACGAAGGATATTACGATCAACTGCCGAATGGCCAAGAACGCAAACACCATGCCGTGTGTATTGTCATGGACAAGCTCGGAACCGCAAGTCTACAGCTTGACGTCGTACGACGTTATCTGAAAGCATTGTCGGACCAAGCCTACCACGACTGACACATTGCTGGCGAATGACACTTGGCCATTCGCTTTTTATTTTTAGGAGTAAACCATGGCAAGAAGATCAGTCGGACGACTTAAATTCACTCGCAAATCTCATAATAAGATATCGCCTCATGTTTCAGGACCAAAAATCGCTCTGAATATGTTCTACGCTTGGATGCTTGGACGTGATATTCCTTGCAGACTATATGAGCGTCGCATTGATATTCCGATCGAAACCTGGGATGAGTACGATGTTCAGATTATGGACGGACTTGACGCGATCAACGATATATTCCATGCTAATTTCCAGGTAAGGAAGTGGTGACATGACCGGTGCGTATACCAATCATATTGTCCTTCTTGGCAAGCAGGGATCCGGTAAGACGTCCATTGCCGAAGAACTTGCTCGTCGAGGGTTTCGGCGCGTCGTATCGGTAACCACACGTCCTCCTCGTGATAACGAAGAGGATGGTGTTGATTACTGGTTCGTGGACGATGCCGAATTTGATGCCGCTTTGCCGGATTTGGTGGCCGTTCGAGAATACCGAACCGTATTCGGTACGTGGCGTTATGGCGTGAATCTTCAGGATATTAATGCCGATGACGACACCGTGACTATTCTCGATCCGACAGGATATTTGACCATCAAAGACCGCATCACCGATCGATTCGGAGTCTATCTGCATATCGACGACAATATTCGATATCAAAGACTGCTTCTTCGAGGCGACGATCCGGAGGAAATCAGTCGTAGAGAACGCGACGATGCCGCCCAGTTCGCCGTACTCGAAGAACGTCTCACCGATGTCGTGGACATGATGTCCAACGGCAAACGATGGGTCAATTTCGAGGAATTCTCGAAAGGCGGATACGATACCAGTCGAACCGTGACCGAAGAAACCGATCGGATTCTACGATATATGAACGCGTTCAATCGCGGAGAGATCAATTATGAACGAGCGCCACAACCGGTGTTCGATCACGATCCGGAATTCTGATTATATGTAATCGCGAATGAAACATACCCTTTAATGAGAACCATTAACCACTAATAAAGGAGTTATCATGAAGTTCAGCACCTTCTTCGGGAAGTACACCATCTGCGCCCTTATCTACAGCTTAATTTCGATGCTGTTGGGAATCGCCGGTTTCGGCGTTCTCTACCACATTGGAAAGAAAGCTGAAGAGAAGGATGACAAGGAAAATCCGATCACTGCTGATGACATGAATCTAAATAATGACTAATGACATCCAAGGCTAAGGCCGCATTTCACACATGCGGCTTTGGCTTTACCTTTTAAGGAGCAAAACATGAGAAATAAAATCGAATTGTATCGCGAAGCACGACTCTGGATCGCCAAGGTTATCATCCCATTGGCTGGAATGGCGACACTATATTTCAGCAATCCTGACAATCGTGCCGATTTCAAAACTCGTTTTCTGAAGTCACGGATCGAAAAGAAACTTGGAGGTCTGCTATGAGTTATGATAACCCTAAGGAATACGGCGTATATTTGAGCAAAGGCGAGCAGGAAGTTCATTTTCCAGTCGGATTGGCTTTCGATAGCGAGCAAATTCCTGAAGGAAAACATGCTCCGCTCAAGACACTCGAAGAAGCGGCCGAATTGACGGAAGCGATCAAAGACCAGCTGAAAGGACAGAATGACCCCGAAGCCGATTATGAATCGCTTCGCCAGCATTCCCTCGAAGAATTCTGCGACGTATACCAGACGCTGGTAAATATCGCATTCGCTTTCGGATTTTCCCAGACCGAGATCGAGAACACTTATACGAAGGTTGTTCATCGTAACGATGAACGAGGATATTATCCTTCCGATGAATTGGAGGAAAGTTGGCTTGGCTGAAACAGCACTTCCAGCTCGGTTACGTTATGGTGGTTAAGGCATATGCCAAAACCATAAAGACGTGACGATAATGAATCGCGAATCCGATGGCGTATACACAATACGAGTCAAAACCAGTGTGCTTACGACTCCATTCGCCTTGCGGAAAAGGATCGCCAAACAACTGGCGGAGTTCTAGACGCTGTAAACGCGAACCATACATCCCCCTTAATGAGAACCATACACAACCTAATGAAAGGAAAAATCATGGAAGATCAGAACAAGGAAACCACCGAAGTCGTCGAGACCGAGGAGAAGAAGCCCAACAAGATCGTCCAGTTCGTCAAAGATCATAAGGACCGTATCAGGGATATCACCATTGGAGCCGCTGCCGCCGCAGGACTCGCATTGCTGATTCACCTGGGAAAGTCCGACGATGTTGACGACGAGGACGACGATTGGGACCATTCCTCATCCGACGAATCGAATTCCAACGCTGAATCCACAGATTCCTCGCAAGAGTGAATTGTTCTACAAGCCAGAGTCGCACATGCGGCTTTGGCTTTTTGTTCGTTTATAAGAAAGGTTGTTATGGTGAGTAATGTCATCGCAAACGGACGAAAATTTCTAGGAAGAAATTCCCATACGATTCTCACAGGCACGGCAGTGGTGGGCGTGATCGGAACCGCCATCATGGCGTCACGAGATACCATTCAGGCGAATGATCGTCTGCTGGAGTATCGCATGGAGCTTGATGGTAAGCCATACGACAAGAAGGAGCTCGTCAAACGAGTTGCTCCATGCTATATTCCGACCGCGTTGACGGTCGGTGCGACGATCACTGCGATCATCGGCGCCCACCAGACCGCCACACATAAGATCATCGCGTATTCCTCGGCATATACCATGGCCCAGGAAGCCGCGACCATCTATCGTGATAAGGTGCACGAGATCGTTGGCGAAAAGAAAGCCAAGGAAATCGAAGCGGCCGTGGCCAAGGACCAGATCGCGAAATCCAAAGACGACGCTTCGGCCGTGGTCATTGGAGACGGCAATGTATTGTGCATGGACGGATTCAGTGGACGGTTCTTCCCGTCGACCTTGGAGAAGATCCGCAAGGCCCAGAATGACGTCAATTACAAGATGAATGCTGAAATGTATGCATCGTTGAATGACTTCTATGAGGCCTTGGATCTGCCCTATATCGGTTGTGGCGATGATCTCGGTTGGACATCGGAACATCCGATTGAACTGAGTTTCAGCACCACACTAACCCCTGATGGGAAACCGGCACTTGTGGTGAATTTCCACGAATCGCCGATGGCTGACTATCGCAATCTTATTTGAGTATCAACAAGGAGCAAATCATGTCTTATATTTCCCTACTCGCCCAAGCCGGTAAAGCAGCGGCTCCATATCTGAAGCCTCTTGGCATCCAATTGGGCAAATCCATCTGTACGGGTGTGCTTACTCAGCTTGCGGGTAAGTATGCATTCCGTATAACCGGGGACCATATTCTGGCGCAACGCGATCGCGATATTCGCGAAGCGGTTCAGCAGGATATGGAACTCAAACAACTCATAGCCCAACAAAAAGCGGCTATGTCCAACCAACAGGAGGAAAACTAACATGATCAAGGAAACCATTTCTTACGAGGACATCGACGGCAACAGCAAGACCATGGATGCATATTTCCATCTCACCATGCGTGAAATGCGTCAACTGCTGAAGGATGGCATCCAGGACAAGCTCGAAGCCGTGACTTCCGGCAAGGCATCTACGGATGATACGTTCGATCTGATCGACGATCTGATCAAGGCATCGTATGGCAAGCGAATCGAAGACAATGGCGAAGCGCATTTCGTGAAGAACCCCGAAGCTACCAAGATCTTCATGGAATCCGAAGCGTACGACAGCCTGTTGGGCAAGCTGATGTCCGATGACACGTTCGCGACGCGATTCTTCACCGGTCTGGTGCCGAAGGCATTGACTGAGCGCATGAATGCCATCACCAACGGCTCGGCTCAGGCCGCACTCACGCCGGAAGCGACTCGGTATCTCGCTCAGCTGAACCAGCAGAATAACTGATTCTCATATAGTAAGTAATAAGGAAAGAGCTTGGACGATGTCTGGGCTCTTTCCTTGCATATTTCGAAAGGACAAAGAGCATGGCAGAAGACGATCGCAAGCCGTTAGTCGTCGATGTCTCTCGACAGAACCTGGGTCTTCCGGAATCCAAAGAAGCGCCAAAGAAAGCCGCGGTCGCCCATGGCAAACTCAAAGAGGATACCATGGTCGAGAAGGGTGTAAAGCGCTTCTTCGGAGGTGATCCGAAAGACGTCATGATGTATATGCTGACCGATGTGCTGGTGCCGGCACTCAAGGACACATTCGTCGATATGGTCATCGGCGGAACGAAACGAATGGTATACGGCATGGGCGCGTCTGATTATCGCCCGACCAGTCCTCGATTGGTTCGACGTGATAACCCAAGTTATTTGCAGAACACGAACTATAACGCCATGTCGAGCAATCGACGTGTGATCGACAGCACGGTTCGTGAACGCCACGATTTCAGCAAAGTCGTATTCCCGGACAAACCGTCGGCTGAAAATGTCCTGACGGCCATGAACGACTATATTCAGCAATATGGCGTCGTTCGAGTGAAGGACTTCTACGAATTCGCTGGAATCACCGCTGAATACACCGATCAGAACTGGGGCTGGCATGACATTCGTGGCAGCCGTGTTCGATCGATCTATGGCGGATATATCGTGGAACTTCCACCTACGGAGCATTTGCAATGAGCGACCGGGACGAGCTGAGGAACTGGTATTCGAGTCCGTCATGGGCACGTAAAGTCGATAAAATGACAGACGAGCAAATACCGATCGTGCTCAAACGAGTGCGAGCAATCAAAGAGCAAGCGAGGAACGATCATAATGGTACATCCAATCACAGACGGCATCGATAACACCGATTATCAGATGCTGCTGACTGTCGACGACATTCGGAAGTCCGATCGAGCCAGAATGATATCCATGATCAATCGATCATGGTTACATCGCCTGTTTCGACATTTTCCGGAGATAGCGAACTTGACGATTGATATCACTATTGATTGGCCGGGACGATTGCCGAATACGGTCGTGATCACAACCAGGGATGGACGGAAATATCTATATACGTCCGATCCGAATCATGATTTCGGCACGATCGAGGAGATATGATGGATCATTTTCTTGCCATGGTGAAATTCCAACAGCTTTTCCCGGAACTCTCGGAGCGAGTTCAGAAATACCGCCGAATGGATAACCATACGGCATTGATCATATTATTCAGCGGAGCACACTATGTGTTTCGCTGGGAATCAACCAAAAAGTGGACTCTGCAAACCGAGTTCGCCTACAACAACAAATAAGGAGCAAACATGTCCATTAAAAGTACATTGGTCAAAACCGCAGCTAAGAGCGGTCTCTTTCTGAAGAAGCATAGCCCGGAAATTCTGACCTATTCCGGTCTGGTACTTGGCGTCGCCGCAACCGTCACCGCATGTCGGTCGACCATGCATATCGATGACGTGAAGAAGAACCATGAAACCGAGATGAGCCGCGTCGAAACCCTCGAAAAGATGGTGGACAACGGCGAGCTCGATGATGGCGATTTCACGGTCAATGAAGCGGCTTCGTCGAAGCAGATTATCTACATGCGTACCACCGTGGCTTACGCGAAGCTCTATGCTCCGACCATTATTCTGACCGGACTGAGCATCGCCTGCATTCTGTCGGCACACAACATCCTCCAGACTCGATACACGGCTGTGGCTTCGGCATTCGCAGCTGTAACCGCCAAGTTCAGCGATTACCGCGAACGTGTCGTGGCCCAGTATGGCGAAGAGGTCGATCAGAAGTTCTATCAGAACATCGACACCGTCGAAGTCGCCGACGACAAAGGCAAGGTCATCGAGACCAAGAAGGAGCAGAATGTCCAGACGCTGAGCCCGACCGATAAATGGTTCGGACCGGATTCTCAGATCTGGGATAACGAATCCCCGGATATGAATACCGTGATGCTGAAGTCCGCACTGGATCGTGCTCAGAACAAGCTCGATTACACCGGGCATCTGTTCCTGAACGATGTCTATCGTCTGCTCGGTCTTCCTGATACCAAGGAAGGCGCCGTGCTCGGTTGGATCAATACGCCTGATCGCGATTCGATTGTCGACTTCGGCGTGTTCGGTTGCAGCGATGATCCCTGGGACAATGTCAAGGATTGCCCGTGGGATGGCAAGGAAGAGATCCTTCTTCAGTTCAACTGCGACGGCATCGTCTACGATCAGATCTGATCGTCATATCTGATACGGGAGCGTCATTGGAATCGTGGCGCTCCCTTTTTATTCGAAAGGAGTGAACATGAATCGTGAGAATCTGATATTCGCCGGCATCGGATTCCTGGCCGGCGTCGCCGTCACGACCGTCGTCGGATATTTCGGTGTATATCGAAAGTATATACCGCTTCGACAGCTGGAGGACGAAGTCAATCAGCTCGAAGAGCAACGTCAGTCCAAAGGACGCCAGCTCGATGCCATGGATGCCGCTTACGAGGAACGTAAAGCGGCATACGAGAAGGATCTCCAAGAACGGTCCGATCGTCTCGACATGTACGATAGCGACATCGCCGACGCCAAAAAAGAACTCGAAGCAATCAAACCAACACCAGAACAGGAGCCTGAAACCTTGACCACAGACGAAACCAAGATCTTCGCGCGATTCGAAATCCATGACGGCAATCCTCGATGGGATGGACCGTTGACCGATGAGGAACAGGCGTCGTACGATGCCTGCGATGGGGATGAGAATCTTATTCTCGGGCTGCTCACCGAAGTGAAGGAGCATCGATTCAAGAACTCCATCGATCCGAACCGAACCGCGTATATGATTGACGACTATGAGCACAAGACCGCTCCGGACTTCATCGATACGGTGTATCTTGACTACTATGTCAGAGACGACAAACTCGCCGAAGGACGAGTGCTCGTCGAACGTCCGGATGATCTTATCGATATGGCCGTACTGGTGCAATTCGGTAAGTATGGATGGCAGGAAGATCCGAACGTAGTGATCTGCCGTAACGATACGTTCGAGACGGATTACGTGATCGAACGTCATGAGGAATCATATCAGGAGTCGGTGTTCGGCATCGATCCGGATAAGATCACCTTGCCGTCACATCGAGTGCTCGAAGATATGGCCAGGAAAGCCTATGAGGAGGAGTAACATGCCTAAGAGCGAACCACATGTGAAACCATATTTTGATTGGCTTCTGGAAGATGTGGTCGGTATTGATAATGATGGATATTCCAAACTCTATCATGCGATGAATGAGATCCGGTACACCTATCGTATCGCCATGGATGCCAATCGAGAAGGCGATGCGCTCGAACTCCGTGGCGATTACGAATATTACAATCATGTACCATGCGAAGCGCAATTCCAGGGAGGAGTGGTGAGCTTCCTGGAATTCCTTATCGCAGTGATTCTACGGGTCGATAATGATCTCGCACTCAAGCTGTCTCGTGCTGATTGGATGCATCTGTTCATCAAAAATATGGATCTGCAAGCCTACACGGATTCATATTTTGATGCCGTTGGAGACGTATCAGAACCGGTACGACTGCTTGTCGAACGCACCATGAACCGGAAGTATAACGCCGATGGGAGCAATGGTGGATTGTTCGTCATCAAGGGATGCGACAAGGATCTTCGACGGATGCAACTGTTCGATCAGTGGACATTGTTCGGCAATTCCGACCACGATATTCCATATAAGTGGGACTAGAAAGGAGTGGGTATGGACCAAATACGAGTGACTGAAGTCAAAAGCACCAAAACCGCAACCAAGGTCATTGCGAATCCTAGGGCCCGTGGATTCAAGGATCTTATTGTCAAAGGTGGACAGTTCTACGCCGTATATGATCCAGATACGCACCTGTGGTCCAGAAGTGTCGGCCGTCTCTCCGAACTCATTGATAGGGATATCAGCGAGTATATCGCAACGCATTCGGACAAGACCTTGACTCCGGAATACATGGACAATATGTCCAATGGACAATGGAACCGATATTTGTCGCAACTGAAGAACCTCGATGACAGCAGCATCATGCTGGATCAGAAGGTTATATTTGACAACGACGAAGTCGATCGCGACGACTACGCCTCGTTCAAATTACCGTATGATCTCATCGAGGGTCCGACACCGAACTACGATCGCCTGATGGAAACGATCTATGACCCGGACGAGCGTCAGAAGCTCGAATGGGGCATAGGTCTGATCGTGGACGGCAAGGACCAGAAACGCATTCAGAAATTCTTCGCCATTACCGGTGCTCCCGGTACCGGTAAATCGACGATTCTGAACATCATCCAGGAACTGTTCGGGAACTACGTTTCGTTCTTCAATGCCAAAGAACTTGGTCAGGGATATCAATTCGCCACTGCTGCGTTCAAAAACGCTCCGCTCATCGCCATTCAAAGCGACGGCGACCTCTCAAAGATCGATGATAATTCATTGTTGAACACCATTGTGTCGCATGAATATATCAAAGTCAATGAGAAAGGCGTCAAGCAGTATGATATTCCAATCAAGACGATGCTGTTCATGGCTTCGAATAAACCAGTGAAGATCACAGACTCGAAATCGGGTCTGATCCGAAGGTTGATCGACGTCTATCCATCAGGACGAAAACTCAGCAATGCTGAATATTTCGAAGCCATGGACGGCATCAAATTCGAACTCGGTGCCATCGCTCACCATTGCCGAGAGGTCTATCGGGAATTGGGTCCGAACGCATATGGCAATTACGTGCCAACCGAAATGGTAGCCAGAACGAATGATATGTATTCGTTCTTGTCAAGCGTTCTCGACCAATTTGAAGATAACGATCATATCGATGGCTTCGAACTCTGGCGTCAATATAAGGTTTGGTGCGATGAAGGCAACGTGACCATGCGCATGAAACGTGATGACTTCCTGTTCGAATTGTCATCATATTTCAACAAGACGACTGACAACATCGTCAATGGTCGCAAATCCACTCGTAACACCGGTTTCGAGGGAATCCGTTGGGATAAATTCGAGAAAGTGGAGAAAGCGAAGCCGATCGAAGCGAGAAAATTGGTTCTCGATTCGACCATATCCGCATTCGACCACATGGCTCAGGATTGGCCGGCCCAATACGCCGCCGATAATCCAACCGGAGGACCTCGGTTGCCTTGGGATCAGGTAACCACCACATTGAAAGATGTGGACACCACCAAACTGCATTGGGTACGAGTACCTGAGAATCATATCGTCATCGACTTTGATCTCAAGGGCGATGACGGCGAGAAGAGCCTGGAACGCAATCTTGCCGAGGCTGCTAAATATCCGCCGACGTATGCGGAATTGAGCAAATCCGGTAAGGGCGTACACCTGCATTATATTTACGATGGTGACGTGACGAGGCTGAAACCTCTGATCGATATCAACGTGGAATGCAAGGTGTATCGAGGGAAGTCTGCATTACGAAGGAAACTCAGCACATGCAACGATCTCGATGTGGCGCATATTTCCAGTGGTCTTCCCCTCAAAGGAGATAAAACCATGATCAATGAGAAAGCGATCAAAGATGAGCAGCATCTTCGCAATCTTATTAAAGGAAACCTAAGAAAGGAATATTGTCCGGGAACCAAGCCATCGATCGACTTCATCTGTAAGTTGCTGGACGAAGCATACGAGTCTGGCATCCAGTATAACGTCGAAGACATGCGTCTTGATATTCTCAATTTCGCCATGAACTCCACGCATAATCGAGATTATTGCATGAAGGTCGTGGCGAATATGAAGCTTCGTTCGGACGAACCCGACAGCTTGGAGCCGCCAAAGCATACTGGGACGCCTGATATTCTGACGTTCTACGATGTCGAAGTGTTTCCGAATTTGTTCATGATCTGCTTCAAAGACGCAGGTGATGAGAAGGATCATCCGGTGAAGACCTTGATCAATCCCGATCCGAAAGATGTTCGCAAACTCTGCGGCAAGGCTCTGGTCGGATTCAACAACCGACGATACGACAATCATATGCTGTATGCGTGGGGTTGGCTCGGCTATGACAACCAACAGCTCTACAACCTGTCTCAGGATATCGTGGCTGGTGGACCTCGCAGTCGAAACGCCATGTTCCAGAATGCCTACAACATCTCCTATACGGATATCTACGACTTCTCCTCAAAGAAGCAGTCGTTGAAGAAGTGGGAGATCGAACTCGGGATCGATCATCACGAACTCGGCATGCCGTGGGACAAGCCGGTCGATCCGAAGCTTTGGGATCTGGTGCAATCGTATTGCGAGGATGATGTCCGAGCGACGGAAGCGGTGTTCAACAAACTGCATGAGGATTTCGTGGCCCGTCAAGGTCTGGCGAATCTGTCCGGCCTCACGCCGAATGATTCGACGAATCAACATGTCACACAAATTGTGTTTGGTGATGTCAAACATCCACAAGACGAGTTTCCATGGCCTGATCTTCATAAAGAGTTTCCCGGATATGCTTTTGATAAGTTCGCCGATCGTGAACATAAGTCTAAATATCTTGGAGAATATCCGAGTGAGGGTGGCTATGTCCATGTTTATGGAATGCCAAATGGGAATGGAATCGATCAATCAACCATGATCAAGTCCTATGAAAAAACTGGTGAAGAACGACGAAAGGAATTTGAAGCCATGTATAAAGAGTTCGGAATGGATACCAATAAAGATCTCATGGATGAACTTAGAAAGTACAAGGTGAATCATGGATGAACTTTGGAGGCAATGGCCGAAAGATCAAAGAATTTTGGTGTCTAATAAAGGACGAATTGTGAGTTGTCGACAAAGTCATTGCCGAGAGCTTCCGATATTTATTAATGATTCTGGATATCGACAAACTTCAGCCGGATTCGTTCATAGATTGGTCGCTGAAACTTGGATTCCGAAACATTCGTGGAACGAAGTCAATCATATTGACGGAGATAAAACCAATAATGCTGTTGATAACCTAGAATGGACTACTCATTCTAAGAATCTAAAACATGCTTATTTGGAAGGGCTTCATCCTGGTCATCATTATCCGGTTGAGATCGTTGAAACTGGAGAACAATTCGATAGCCAAATTGAATGCGCAAAAGCTTTACATAGTACAAAATCGAACATTTCGAAGGCTGTACTTGGTAAAGTCAAAAAGCATAAAGGATTCACGATTTGACGAGTGGAGAAATCATGAGCGGTCAGAAACTCGGAGGAATGTTTGGCAATGTTGCGTTGTTGGATGTGTCATCTCTACATCCTTCAAGCATTGAGAATATGAATTTCTTCGGCCCTTATACTAAAAAGTATAGCGATATTAAGAAAGCTCGTATTTTCATTAAACATGGTCAAATTGAAGAAGCCCGAAAATGCATGGATGGTGCATTAGCTCCGCTTCTTAAAGAAGGCGAAAACACCAAGTCGTTAGCTCAAGCGTTGAAGATCGTCATCAATTCGACTTATGGATTGACTTCGGCTCATTTTCCAACGAAATTCAACGATGTTGAAAATGGGTCAAACGACCGAAATATTGAAAACATGGTCGCTAAACGTGGCGCTTTGTTTATGCTTTTGCTTAAGCAAAAAGTCATGGAACTCGGGTATGTATCTGTACATGTGAAAACCGACTCCATTAAAATTGCTGATGCCGACCAGTATATCGTGCAATTTGTTATGGACTTTGGTAAAAAATATGGGTACAATTTCGAACTCGAAGCGATCTACGACAAGATGTGTATCGTCAACAAAGCGACATACATCGCCCATCATTGTTACGGCGACGACGGGCACGACGCCGCATCGCATGGTGGTTGGGCGGCAACGGGTGCACAGTTCGCCGTACCATATGTCTTCAAGACGCTGTTCTCTCATGAAACGATTGATTTCAAGGATCTTTGCGAAACCAAATCCGCCACGACATCGATCTACCTAGACTTCAACGAGGGCCTACCCGAGGACGAGCATCGCTATGATTTCGTCGGCAAGGTAAGTGCCTTCAGTCCGGTCCAACCGGGGTGCGGTGGAGGTCTGCTGGTCCGTGACAACGGCAACGGCGGTTATGCCGCGCTGTCCGGAACCAAAGGTTATCGCTGGAAGGAATCGAGCGTTCTCCGAGACAGTCACAAACAAGATGAAGTCGATTATACCTACTACGAACATCTCGCCGATGAGGCACGAGATGATATTTCGCAGTATGGCGATTTCGACTGGCTGGTAAGCGGCGAACCCTATATTTCGCCGAATCCTGGAAGCAATGATCTGGTTGCTTCCTTGACTCGATAATACACAGATCAGAAAGGTCAGCTCATGAGTGTGAGCGATTTTTTAAGTTTGATAATTTCACTCGGCTTGCTTATACTCATGAGCTGGTTTGTAGACAATCATAAATTCTAAGGAGCAATCATGTCAATTACTATGATCATTGCGATTTGGGCGCTGGTCCTGATGATCAGCGTCAATCTATGGACCTATATTCCCAAGCAACGACCGATACCTCGACACTCCGATTTGTATATCGCCATGATGGAGACGTTTGATCGTCCGGCAATGGTGCCGATTGAATGTGGGAGGAAACGATGAATAAAGTATACCAAGAACAGGAGTAAAACCATGGCACTCACCACCGAAGAAGTAGACGATCTCATGCATTGCAACTGCGATGCCGAGGTCAAAGCTCTTGATTTCGATATTACTGCCAACCGGATCAAAGCCATCCTCATCTGCACTGGATGCGGTAAAATGGTATCGGTGTCCGGTGATATCGACATGGTTTCGGATGTACGATATGCCGAAACGGTCCGATTGGCCCAAGACGAATCGGAGGACTGCGAATGAAACTTCCATTCAAAGTCCATTTTGAAATGCAACCAACCATTGTAAAGAATAAGGAGAAAATCATGTCTGATAATGACACTACTCAGGTACTCGATGCGAACGAGGTCATCGATCAATCCAAATCCACGCTTAAGGATGTCGTGCTCGATCATCCGGCATATCTGGCATTAGCAGGCCTTGGCATCTTCGCCATCGGGTATCAGCTCGGACGCAACCAGGGCGTGAACTCGTTGCTGAAATTCGCAATGAGCAACTGATGTTATATTTACTCATAGGTGCCGTATTGGTTATGATTTTCGCAGCGTGGTTCCCGTTGTGGTGGGATGATCATTTTTAACGCGAAAGAAACATGGCCTTTAATGAGAATATTAATTCGCATTAAAGGAGTTAATCATGACCGATATTTATGCACACATTACTGTCATAGACACCAACACCGGTAAAATCATTCCGAGAAATCGATTTGGCTGGAAGTTTATGGCCGCTGCATTTATGATTGGTTATAATTGGCAAGCCGATCGATTCAATGAACAAATTGATTCGTGGAATTCGGAATTCGATAAGACTCACCCCAACCATGGTGATCTTATGAATAACGATGAATACCATCAATTCATTCTGGATCGTTGGCAACCGATTATTGACCAATACAACAATGAGATGGCCAAATACACAGATTCAGTCAAATTCATTATCGAGGATTTCACTGTCCGCATGGTGGCTTACGATACATATAAAGTCGGAATGAAACTCGTAACCGAGTAACATTCATAAAGAGTGGACCGCACATGCGGTCTGCTCTTTGTCTTTTGGCTATATTCGCGAAACAGACATGGCCTTTAATGAGAACCATCAAAGAAAAGGAGTCAACATGTCTGTTGATATTTGCCAAGCCATCGCTGATTTCATTCTCATCACGATTGTCGTGCTGGGGATCGAAGCGGGCATTCAAGATCGTATCAAGCATAAGGATATGACTTGGTTTGCCTGGATCGGTCGCCACTGGAATAATCGTAAGGAGAAGAAAGCAGCCAATAAACTAACAAAGAAACAAGACATCAACGAAACCATTTTCGCTGAGAAGTAATCATAAGCCTGAGTCGCACATGCGGCTTTGGCTTTATATTTTAATAAAAGGAGATTATCATGCCAGTCAACATCGTCAAGCGCCCGAACGGTGACGTCAACAAGATCGAATGCGAAAACGTTCGTCTGATCTGGACGAATTTCGCAGGCCGTGAAGGCAAGTACAATCCGGCCGGCAACCGCAACTTCAACATCGTTCTCGAAGAATCCGATGCCAAAACGCTTCAGGACCTTGGTCTGAACGTCAAGTTCCATGAAGGCCGTGACGAAAACGATCCGGGCATCTACACGCTTCAGGTGAAGATCAACTTCAAGTCCTACAATCCTCCTGAGATCTGGATGAAGAATTCGCACGGCAACGCCCAGTTGGATGAGGATTCCGTCAAGATGCTGGATCCGCTGGTGTCCGCCGACGCCGTGACCGAGTCGTGGCTGAGCTTCAATCTGAACCATTACGAACAGTTCACCACCGCATATTTGCAGAAGCTGCTGGTAACGGTTCAGGAATCCGATTATGAAGCTCGGTTCTTCGACGAACCGGATTCCGCCATGAACACCATGACGTTCCACAAGGTTGAGAAGGACTGATCATGTCATATGATAATCGAACCCCAAGGCCTGGCGTCCTGAAGGTCTGCATCTATTCCATCCTCACCGGAGGATTATATTTCTTCTGGTGGTTCGTCAAGACATTGTCCGGCGGATACCGCTGACATGACATCGCGACAGGTATGGGCCGTCATCGGCCTGTACCTGTCCTTTATTTTTGAAAGGTATACTCATGATTGATTTTGACACTCTCGATGGCGAGAAACTCATCGATCAGGCATCCAAGCAACATGCCGATGTCTGCAAAGCCTCGGCACAGATCGCATCTCGATACACGGATATCTCGGATCTGGTCAAAGGCAAGCATGTCGATATGAGCGCGGAGCATCTCGAACGATACAAGTATCCGACGGTGTATTTGGACCCGGATCGTATGGAAGAGATCGAAGATGCTCACGGCAATCCGGTGATTCATGTCTGGATGGAGTGCATGGATTGCACTGCCAGCGGTTTCATTGACATCAAGGATCAGGAGGAACTCCATGATAGCAAGCAACGCCCGAAACCTGCCAAGTCGCAGCGAGCCAGTGGCAACCGCATGGGTGGCGGAGACGTCTCGGAAAAGTATTGCTAAGGCTCGTCATGTGTCTTATCTGCCGAGCAACTTCGATCGTCTCTGGGAGATCTTCATGCTGATATTCCCGGACGACGCATCGAACGTCGAATCGGCTGAGGATTTCGATGATCATTCATTGAAGCTTGTCATCAACAGAGCGACCAGGAGATTCTACGATGACGATCAATACGAAGTCGACGACTCGACTGAATATGCGATATTCACCGTGGAATTCGGCCAATGGTATCTGTGGACGAAGGAGGCGAACTTCAGTGGCGAATTATGAGCCTGAAACGCCCAATTCGGACGTCTATGACAAACATGCCAAAGAGATATTCGAATATGTCTTGCCTGAACTTGCCAACAGTGTCTTCGAATACAAATCCGCTGGACCGCATGGGGTAAGCTTCATCACCGGCAGCGGCGATGTATTTCTCTGGTACGAGCTGGCGCCATATTCCAATGATCCATCACAGATTCGATGGATCCTGGAGCATGTTTGCCAGAAGGAACGTCCGGTTGAGAATACGGATCGTCCGATGGCCTTGGAAACCAAATACGATTGATATATGTACACAAAAGGAGCAATCATGTCTGATACGACTTTTTCGCCGATCATGATATATAATAGCATGTCTCTTACCGTCGAACAGATGCGAGCATGTCAATGTGATACGCCTTTGGCCATGACCAAGCCGAAGGCCGTTGCCAACAAAGGCCGCATGTACGCATGCACCAGCTGGTGCCCGTTCTGCGGAGTGACCCAACACGTCACTGCGGATCACAAGACGTTTCCGAACACCGCTCCTGCGGATATTTGGAGACTGGATGCTGACAAGATCTACGAATTTGTCTCGAGGATCAACGATCTTGGATATTTGCCGAAGCATGCCGGGTCTGATGATCTCGCATGGACGTTCCCGCAGAGCTATTCCGATGGAACGTTCTCGACGAACGTCTTCGACATCGCCGTCGGCCGTGGTCTCACGGTTCGGGCTCCGGAGTGCTATATTCTGCGAGACGAACAGCTCACGGTTTTCGATACCAAACTGCTGAATGAATTCGACCAGCTCGGAATCCTTGGCCTGATGTTTCCGAAGGAGCCGGCCCATGCCAACGCCTGACGAATATCGCAGCGCACGGTGCCTGCTTGGTCTCACACAGCATCAAGTCGGCAAGATGATGAAGATCCGTCGCGAGACCGTGGGACAGCTGGAGTCCATCAATCCCGACACGCCACGCACCTGGGAGGCATATTCGCGCTACTACGACGTGTGGCTGCGCGAGTATGCCCGTATCAAGCATCCCGACCTGTTGTTCGCCGTCGAGGCGATTCTCAACGGCAACCGTACGGTCATAGCCTGGCTTGGCGAACAAAGCGATCCCGACAGCGATCCTCGTCACGGACGTCATCGTCCGAATCGTATCGTGGAGCTCAATCTGGTGTTCCCTACCATCATGGAGACGTCGCAATATCTCATCAAGCATGGCTACACCGATGAGGATCCTCACACGGTCCAGACCAAGATCTCACAGATACTGAACGGATATAGGAAACAACGGACATTATGCGGCTTCCACTTCGAAGACGTATGATGGGAAAGGATATTTGCCATGGCTCCGGCCAGCGTATTCGACAAGGCTCACAGACAGCTATCATGCCATGCTGGAGCCTCGATCATCATCACCGATGCATGGAAAATCAGTCCCATGCAGTACGAATGTCTGGCAATGTGCTCACGTTGCCGGCGACAAGTCCATGTCCCGATCTCACGGGAAGAATACCACAAGATGGATAATCGTGAGATCTGGCAGGAATAGGAGAACACCATGACACAGGATAATCTTACCCACGAACAGGCTCTCGAGAAAGCCGAATGGATCGACAAGCTTCGCGAACTCGGATTCGTCTGGGATGGCAACATCGACGATCAGCCGAATCTCTCGGAATGGCGTCATAAGAACATCAGTCATCTCACGGCTCGTCTGGCCTTGGTGACCGATGGTCATTTCGTGGCCATGGTCTGCATCGGTCTGAGCCATGTCATGCGTCCCGACATTCATTTGGGCGCGGCGACGACGGAGGAGCTGCAACAGATCTATGATGTGGTGACGGAAAGCGTGGAGGAGTCATGACCTCAATCAGCATCAGACCATATTTGCGATGGAAACTCAAGAACCTCGGATTCAAGTATGATCCCGTTGAAGACACCTGGTTCTGGGGTTGGAAGAAGAAAGTCCGTCTCAACCTCGATCGATCCATCGGCATGTTCCTCTGGAGCGCTTCAGTGGTGACGGCCAAGGCGCCGGCATCCTATGTGGATGATCGGTATGCCGTTGTCAGCTGGAACCAATCAGAAGAGGAGTTTCTTAAACTGAAACGCTCGACCATTGCGTATTATATCGGCGATATGGTGCGAAAACACAAGCCGACTGTGACAAAATGACCGAAAATACTATCTCAACATGTGGCCAGGAAACATATATCGCGTTTCGTGCACGTATTGTGCATATTTCGCGTTTCGTGCACGTATTGTGCATATTTCGCGTTTCGTACACGTATTGTGCATATTTCGCGAGGTTTCTGTGGCCACATGTTGTATTTAGCGTAAAAATCTAGTATTTTGCCCTGTTAAAGTACTAGGTTTGATAGATAATAAGGAGTAATCATGCCTGGTGTCAACTTACGACAGTTTCAGCACGAGTGCGTGCAGGCCCTGAGGTCGGGCAAGGTGTTGGCGGCCGGAGTTGGCGCCGGCAAGTCCATCATGGCGTTATATTGGTACGTCACCAAGTGCTGTACGGTACGGACCTCGCATAACGCCAATGGCGAGCTATTCCAGATCATGCCGGGGAGTCCTGATCTGGTGATCATCACGACCGCCAAGAAACGCGATAACCACGAATGGGATGACGAGCTCTATCGCTACGCCCTGCATCAGGGTGAGAATTCGAAGAAGATGGGTAGAGTCCATGTCACGGTGGATTCGTGGAATAACATCACGAAATACGTCGATACATCGGCCGTGTTCATATTCGACGAGCAGCGCGCCATCGGTTCCGGAGCCTGGAGCAAGGCATTCGTGCGGATCGCTAGACGTAATCCCTGGGTGATGCTGAGTGCGACTCCCGCCGATACCTGGAGCGATTGGTGCCCGATATTCGTCGCAGACGGGTTCTACCGCAATCGCACCGAGTTTTTTCGTCGTCATGCAGTATATTCCCGGTACACGAAGTATCCGAGAATAGACCGCTGGATCGATGAGGATTATCTGAACAAGTGTCGCGATCACGTGCTGGTGACCTGCGAGGTGCCGAGAGAGACCGAACGTGTGGTGCATCAGCTGACTTGCGCATATGATAAGGAGACGGTTCGCAAGGCGATGAAGACACGGTGGAATCCCGAGACGGAGGAACCGTTCCTCAACGCCACGGAGCTGTGCTTTTATCTGCGGAGGGTGATCGATACGGATCCCACACGTCTGTCGTACGCCGCACATGTGGTACGCGACCATCGCAAGGTGATCATATTCTACACGCTGCGTGCCGAGCTTGAACAGATTCTGAAGCTTGAAGAGGTCACGGGCGTGCCGGTCTACCAGTACAATGGTGGCCGGCATGATGATCTGCCTCAGGGGAATTCCTGGGTGTATGCGGTGCAGTTTCAAGCGGGATCCGAGGGCTGGAATTGCACGAGCTGCAACACGGTCCTGTATTGGTCGCTGCCGTACAGCTATAAACAGGCGGAACAGGCGGCTGGTAGGATCGACAGGTTGGATACGTCGTATAAGACCCTGAACTACTATATCATGCGATCGTTCGCGCCTTTGGATCTGGGAATCATCCGGGCGCTTCGGAACAAGGAGGATTTCAACGCCTCCGGGTTCCTGAGGAGCAGTGCGCGACAAAAGGAGTGATCATGCCAAAAGGGAGAATGGCTGTTGTGTATATCCATACCGGATA